CTAAAAATTCTATTCTTATAGTCTTGTTCCCAAAATAATCAGATAGATATTTAAAACACTCTATGTATTCATCAAATGATTTAAAATTAAAAGGTTGAGAATTATCATAGCTTGCACAATATGAACAAGAATAATTACATCTTTCTGTAATATTCCAATCTATCTCTACCTGAAATTTTGGATTTTCATACTTAAGACTGTGAACTTGCACGATTGATAATCTTACCTACATCACCTTCAAAAGTATACGTGCCTATATGATTTAGCTTAGTGTTTGGGTCTAACCAAATCTCTCCGCCAATTTTTTGCCATCTACGACAAAAAGTATAATCTTCGGATAAATATCTATTATCTTCAGGATCATGTATAGTATCAAAAAATGAGTAACAATACTTATTAAATTTAGGATCGATGTTAGAATCATTTTTGTAATGAAGTTCTGGGTAAGCATTTATCATTTTTTCTATTACTTCTCTTTTAATTAAAAAGAAACCAGTAGAAGCATCTAATACCTCAACAGCACCGTTTTCTATTCTTATTTGTTTAGTTGCTTGATCTATGAATTTAAAATTAATAGCATACTGCACTGGTAATGCTTTTTTTGGGTAGGCAGCTGCCATAATTGGTTTATCATAGGCTAAAGCTCTCAAAACAGATTCTGCATCAAATTCTATATCAGCATCAATAAACATTAAGTGTGAGCAATCAGATTCTAAAAACATTGCTGTTAGTATATTTCTTGCCCTAGTAACTAGAGACTCGTTTCTTAAAGTAGTAATTCTAAAATTTATTCCATGTTTTATAAAGTCTTGTGTAACTCTAAACATAGATAAAAAGAACTGATCTGTAACCATTCCTCCGTAACAAGGAGTTGCAAAAAATATATTATGCTTTCTTAAGATATTAAGGTCTATTTGGGCTTGGCTGCCTTCCACATTTGTAAAAGCACCAAAGGATTTCTTCGGTGCTTTTTCAGCAGTGGTCATCTCTGCTAAGGATTTCTTCATGCTAAATCATCCACATCTTCTTGAGGTTTAAATTCGTCAGAAACATCTCCTGCGAAATATGAGGTATTTTGTAATAACCATTCTTTTTGCTCTTCATAAGTCTGACGCTTATATATTTTAGAAAGATCAAAAAGCTCTAGTGCTTTTTCTTCTTCAGTCAGAGGCGAGTTATTACGAGCAGGTAGGCAAGAGTACTTTACGTTTTGCGGTAAAGGTCCTGTCTTTTCTTTTTTAATAGTTATATCATAACCATCAGAATCTCCTGCTGGATTGCCATAGTCTGGATTAGTTGCATAGTCTACAATCTGAGAATAGATAGTAGAACGAAGATCAAAAAGTTTAATCTTACCGTCAGAACGATCTATCACATTACAGACATATGAAAACTGAGGTTTATCTGAAAAAATTGATTCATCAATTTCTTTGAAAGGGTCTTGAGCAGAGTTATCAAATGATTCAGTTTCTCTACTAAACTGTAAACATTCTACAGGCATTTTTTTGCCTTCTGTAGTGACTACCCAATAGCAGTATCTAGGCATTACATCACCTATTAATCTAACTTTGGTATCTCCAATACCCATAGTTAATCTTTCGATTTCTCTTCTTTGTTGATTACCAGAGGATTGTTTTCCTTTGGCTTTATCCCATGCGACCATTTTTATCTCCTTTTTTGTTGAACGTTGGTTCTTGTGTTTAGGTATTCCTCGGTGCCGAGGACTCTTGTAAAAAATAAATTTTATTTCCTTTTGATTGAGTAAAAGGATTTTGTAAATCTTTTCTGATATAATTTTTAGCTATGTAGTCGTGTTGTTCACTAATTCTACGCATAGATAACATTTGAATATATTCAGTTTTTTGTATGATTGAAACATTTTGAGTCATAAAATAAGGATTTTTTATATAACTCATTGGTTCTTGTGTTTTGTAATGACAGACTAATCTGTCTCGTTTTTGTTCTAATATACCCCAGGTAAATAAATGTAGAGGTATGTGATTAATTTTTAAAGCCTTCATTAATCCTTTAGTTGTATATGGATTATACAATGAAGTTTGTGCAAAGGTCAAGATTAATATCGCCGCTTGATCCTTTCTTGCTTTTGATAAAATTTCGTACCAGTTAAAGTATGTAATATCCACGTTGTTGATACCAGTGTAACCTTTTTGTTTGTTGTCTTGAAGCAATTGCTCCTGATAACCACCAATCAACTATCATGGGCGCTTGTTTATCAGGATGCTCTCTAATAATTCTACCTACTCTTTGTTCTAATTTGATAGGGTTATTAGAAGGGCAGGTAAGATAAAGAGTATCAAGACGATGGCAAGATATCCCTTCATCGAATAATTTTGTCGAGAGGACACATTTGTATTTTCCTCCAACATTTTGAAGAACATCTTCTCTAGTTGATTCATCAGATTCTCCTATTAAACACATACTATCAGGAATCATTTCCTGTAGATCTTTTAACATTTGCACTCGTTCTCCTAGTATAAGAGGACAACGACCAGTGACTATCTGACTTTTGGCAAAATTTGCGATAGTTTCCAAGTACTTTTGATTGCCACAAAGTTTGTTCAGCTGGCGCGCCCAATCTCTTTTTGGATCTATAACAGGAAATCTAAAGTCAGTTCTTTTAATTAATACTACAGGATCTTGAAGTTGTCTAGGATCTCGCGCTTGTACCATGAAAGGCGAAAAATAATCACTAAGAAAAACGTGTTTACCATCTTTTCGTTTTGGAGTAGCACTGATTCCAATTTTAATTTTAGCATTGAGAGAGTTAAGAGCTGTAGAAAACATTTCAGCGGGACAAAGATGAGCTTCATCTACAAGAATCATTGAAAATTTTTCACTTAATTCATCTCTACGATTATAGACAGATTTGTATATACCCACCGTTATCTCTTGTATGTCACATAAACCGTCTCCTACTTTGCCAATTTTTACACCAGGTATTTGTCTCTCTAGTTCTTCAATCCATTGTCGAAAAAGTAATTTTGTATGAACTAGGATAAGAGTCTTAGTTTTGTTACGGGAGATAATTTCGCAACCTGTAAAAGTTTTACCCCAACCACAAGGTGCTTGTAACACTCCAGATCGTGCTCTACCGCGTTTGAAAAATTGATCAACTACCTCTTTTTGTTCCCATCGAAGAGTGCCAGTAAAATTTAGATTTGCAGTAGTTTGTTCAAACTTTCTAGCATCCTCTATATCATTCCACTCTAGTTTATGATATGAATTAGAAGGAACTGTGTAGTAATCTTCATCTTCTGCAATAGTGCTTAGAAACTCATCACCATTGTCATAGGTATAAAGAGAGATTAATAAATCTTCGTCTTCAACATCTGTTTTTTTAATATATATTTTATCTGAAAGATAAATCTTTTTTACTTTTGCTTTTTTCATTCTTTCATTATAGCCCATGTTCCAAAATTTGTAGCTCTAGAATTTTTGATATCTCCATTTTCGTCTTTTTCAAAAAACTCTTCTATAGCCTCATAAACACCTTTATGATCTAAATCATCACCAGCAACAACTCCATGTTTCTTAACTTTAGATACCCAAGAATTTAAATCCCATAAAAGATGTTCTTTTAAATGTGAAGCATCTAAGTATACTAAATCTATAGATTGATCTGGATAATTTTTTGCTGCTTCAACAGAAGCTCTTTTATGAATATATCTAACGTTGTGCATCGTTTTAGATTTATTCATATTTTCTAAAAATGTTTCAAAAAACTTACCTTTAAGTTGTCCTATATATCTTTTGTGTTCTCCATCACTAAAATCAGATAATTCAAATATATCTACACAATCAATAACGATTGGTTTTTTATATTTATCAATTAAATAACTTAATATGGCAGTTGATTGACCCAAAAAACTTCCAACTTCTACAAAAACACAAGGTATATCCTTTACAGCTTTAACCATTTCTTCATAAAATTTTGCATATCTACAATAACCAAAAATATCATGACCATTTATATTAATCCATCTACTTCCGTCTTTGTACATGTTTATATATTTTTCCGTTTCTAAGATGTATTCTATTGGTGTTCCTAGCGTTTCCATCATATTCTCATATATACAGTTTTTATTGGCTCATAAGAAAACTTTTTTAAATACCATTCATTTTCTACTTGTACAAGAGTCGCATATATTTCTTCATTTAACTCTAGTTTTTCGTTTGTCGGAATTTCAAACGGGTATGAAATATTTTTTAACCAAACTAAATTTTCATTAACTTTTGTTATTTTAGCACAACGAGTAGAGGCAACTAAAGTCTGAGATAAGTCATGTGGATTAGCTTTACTATCCATTCCCCATTTACATCCACTAAATATTACTTCTTGAAGATTCTTGCAAGTATAGTCAAATTTGATTCTTTGTTCCATTTGAGCAAGTCTTGCAAAATAGTCTCCATCTAAACTTTTATCATCAACAGTTTCAAGATGTCCTGTATAGGTTCGCTGTACCTGTATTTTAGTTAAGTCGAACAATACATTGTAAGGTTTATGTTTTATCCCAAAAAAAGGATAAACTATGTTTGAAAACTTATTCATTATTGCTCAATAAGTTCTCCCCAACTTGGACCTATTTCAAAATCAACTTTAATTGGGCAACCTGGAATAGAAAGTCCTCTGTCTGTTTGTATACATTTTCTAGCATTTTCAATATATTCTTCGACTAAATCTTCTCTAACCTCAGACACAATTGAGTCATGAACAACAGTAAAAGGTTTGATGTTCTCTGTATATCCTTTACGTTCTATCCATTTAACTAGGTCAATCACACCTAAAACATTTATATCAGATGCAACTGATTGCACTAGAAAATTAACTCCAGATCTAATTGCGTGTTGAGCTACTCCTCTATTTGGAGATTTAGCTTCTGGTAGTCTACGTTTTCTACCAAAGAAAGAATAGATAAAAGCATGATTCTCAATTTGTTGGTTAGAAGCATCAATGAATTTTTTAAGTGACCGTGCTTCATTAAAATATTTTTGAATGAACTGCTTAGACTGAGGAGTTGTGATTTCTTCTCCTGGTTTTGCATCTTTATTAACTGTTTCTGCTATCTTTGCAGGTCCTGCTTGGTACATGATTCCAAATGTAATTGCTTTTGCATATTGTCTTTCATTTGGATAGAATTTTTTGACCTCATTAACTTCGCATGACAAATTGAACATTTGTTTCGCAACATACGAGTGAAAGTCAAGTTTATCAATAAAAGCTTTTTGAAGAAATTGATCACCACTAAGCATAGCTGCGTAATACACCTCTGCAGTACCGAGGTCGCATTGTACAATTTTGTACCCAGGTCTTGCTTTAAATAATTTTTTGATATCCTTATTATCTCTCGGTATGTTTTGGTAGTTGAGATTGCCACTACTACTAAGCCTACCACTGGTGGTCCCATGAATATTAAAACCGCTTCTAAGCCTCCCATCACGATCTACTCCCTTTTTAATATTTGAAATATAAGTACCTGCCATCTTAGATTTTTCTCTAAGTTCTAGTACTGCTTCAGATAAAGGGTGTCCTAGATTTGTTAATACTTCTTTATCAACTGACCAAGCACCTGTCTCTGTCTTTTTAGTTGGTTTTAGTTTTAAAATATTAAAAAATAAATCTCTTAGTTGCATTGTAGAGTTTGGGTTAAATGTTTTTTCATATACTCTTTCGAATCTTTGTACTGCCTCATGCGTATTTATTTCTTCTAAACACTCTTCTACATCGATTTGATATTGTTCAGCTAACCAATTAACCTGCTCAATGTTGATTGGGCCACCATTCTTTTCTAGAGTTTTCATTGCATGAGTAGCTGGTAAAAGAATCGTTGAATATAAACTATTAAATTCTTCACTTTTTTCGACAAGGGGTTTAAACTTTCCATACAATTGAAATGTAGCATCTGCATCTTTACAGGCATAAGGAGCAAGTATATCGCTTGGCAACATACCATAATTAAAATCTGCTAGTTTAACTTTGTTTTTTCTAGCCCATGATTTTTTATATTCATCTAGTTCTCTTTCATAGTCTCCCAAGTCTGTAAATCTTAGTGCTAGAGGTTTAAGACCATGAGTTCCTACTGCTTCTTCCAAACAATAATGAAGTAACATTGTATCTTCATATTGTGGAAATACGAATCCCATTTCTGTTTCGAGATAGTTTGTATCAAATTTAGAATTGTGAAAGATACAAACTTTGTCCATAAACAAATTATGAAACCATTGTTTATGATTGTTTACTACATCAACAGAAACATAGATACCTTGATGAGGTCTAGTAGAAAGTGCAATACCCAGTACGCTTCCTGTATGAGGAGAGACTGAAGTAGTCTCTATATCTACCACAATTTTTTCTGCGTCTTCTAATTGATCTTTGTATAAAGTAAATTGCTCTTCAGTTTCTACAAAACAATAGTCTTTTTGTGCTTGTTTTCCTACATCTTCTCCTTGTAATAATTTAGGAATCTGAGAAAAAGCCCGTTTAATATCGTCTTGTAGTTGTGGTTTAATGATAGTTATATTAGGATGCATTATAGGTAAATATTTTTTTTCTAAGAACACGCCATTATACTTTTGTATACCAGTCATTCCAGCAACATATTTAAGAGAATCTGCACCTATGGGAGCTAATATTTTGTAATTGTCTAATTCTGACATTTCTAAATCAATATCTTTTTTTAATATTTTTTCTTTCCTACCAGAATGTAGATACTTAACAT